ATCTGCTGCTGCTGCACTTGCAGCGTCTTGTGCTGCTTTTTCTGCTGCTGCTTTTTCAGCGGCTTCTGCTGCTTTTTTTGCAGCTTCATTTGCCATTGCTGATGCTTGTTCTACGGCAGAGTTTGCTATTGTGTTTGCTTGTTCTAATACTGTTATAGCTGAGTTAGCAGCATCTAACTGACCTCTCAGTAGAGCCATTTGTTCTGCATCTTCAAAGTTAAGTTCTCCTCCATTTGCTAATTGTGTTTCTAACTCTAATATACGTCTATTACCTTCCAGTATTTGACCTCTTAATGAAGCAACTTCATCTAATAACGGTTGTATATTTTCTAATTGAGCATCTATTTGGTAAAGTTCTGAGCTTCTTTCTACGAGGTATTGGTGTGATGTATTTTCTCCCTCTATTGGGATTAACATATACAATTTATCGTAGAGTCTAAACAGTTCTTCCACGGTATCAGGGTCTATTAAAGGTTCAGGGACTTTATAAAATTTAAAGTTTCTGTCTATTGTACTTTTATAACCATCCCTATTAAAGACAGTTTTTTTAATGTCTACCTTTCTATCCATTTCTTACTACCTTAAATACCTGATTATTATCTACTACTGTAGTTGTTCCGTCTATTTCTGTTTTAATTAATATTCTGTAATATCTTTCTGGTTGTAATCCGTCCATATATACGTCAAAGTAGTTAGAACTATTATCAGCGTTTATTTTAGTATACTCATCGTAATCAAAAACCATTTCTTCTGTATTTTCATCTCTCAATCCCCAGAAAGAACCAGTAGGTAATGTATGGTTTACTGTATAAGCAGATCCTGTTGTAAATGAACGTAAAGGATTCTCTGGTCTTACATGCAATCTAAATCTCTGTTTTCCTTCATCTACGTATTTACCTTTATTATTTTTAACAGATACAACTACGTCCGGGGATGTAATTTCCTGTAGAGTTGAGGAATGTGAGTAATCATTCCACTGTAATTCAAGAAATGGTGGGTATATCGTATTAGTATCTTCCCCGTAATACTTTATCCTTACTGCAGTTGTTTCGTTAAATTCAATTGAGTCTTCTGCTTTAACTATAAATCCGTTGTTATTAAGGTACCCATTGGTCATATACACGGTAGCATTTGTTACATCTACGTCTAAGTCGTGGGATGAATTTTTGTTAAATGATTGGCTTCCTGATAGTATTGTCGGTGCACTTCCTGATGTAAAATACCAGCTACCTCCGCCTGTAAGAGCTGCTTCAAAAGAAGAGGTAGTATGTAGTTCGTTAGTATTTAAAGTAAAGCCTAATTCAGATGTTGTCGTAATTTGTTGAGAAACGGTAGCCCATGGGTGGTTAGTTCCTGCTAATCTATTTTTCCAACTACAGCCTGATTTATTTACCGGTATGTCTCCGAATTTCCCTGTTCCTTCATCCCATGTTTCTGCGATTGGGTGTACTTTTAACGTATAGGTTATAGGTAATTCGTTTGCATAATTTAGAGCAAGATTTAATTTGGCTTTAAAAGGAGGGGTGAGTGTTTCATCAATAGGGTAACTTACTCCGGCTTTATCTTCTAGTACCTGTTTTATTTCTGCTTCATCAAATTTAATCAAACTTCTTAATGTTTGTCCTGAGTCAGATGTAGGGTATCCTCCTACTTCTAATAACTCATCTCGCCCTGTGTTAGCAGTGGATCTCTCTGTGGAGATGAATGCGTCTTGTATTGGGAATATTCTGTATTTAGCCATATTATAAAGTTGTTATTCTACCTTTTATATCTGTATCTGGATATTTTACTTCAAATATCATTGGATCTAAAGACGGGTAAAGTATATTATTTTTCATTGCTCCCATAACGTCGTAGTCATATAGAGAATAACCTTCTCCGGATAAACTTTCTAGATGAATACTCTGTACTGTCTGAACTCCTTTTACTCTGTCCAGCAAGGTATATATCGCAGAAACATTAATCGGCTGGTTGATAGACCAGTTATCTATGTTAAAATGGTCTCTTAGTACATCCGTACACCCTTTAAGTACTTCTCTTGAATTCATATTAGGCAGTGCAATAATATCAAACTTTATTCCTAAGTTAATAGTAAATGCATCCTTGATTGTTAGTCCGTCTGTTAACATCATATATGGAGCTAAGTAATTCCTTAGATTTGTTTTTAACTCCGTTGATGCTTTAACTGTATTTTTTAGGTTATCGTAAGCTAAAACATATAAGGTTACTCCTAGTGGATTGTCTGGGTCATTATGTGCATCGGCTGCAACAATAGACTCTTGCTGTGTAACATACGTCTTAGCGATTGATCCATAAGCAGAAGGCATTGTCATAGCTCTAAACGCAAAGGCTTGAGCAGTCACGATTCTACCTTGTTCGTTAAACGCTTTTAAAGAGTTCTGTCTTAACTCCTCTACGGTGTCCCCGTCTTTACCCCCTGTTGCTGGGTTTGGGTTATTAACTAGTAATGTGTCTGAGTATGTTAAATCTGTTGCTGTCTTATTTATGCTTTCTATTGTACTCAGGGTATTAGCTTCTACGTTCGACTCTATACCGCCACCTTTTAAGTACCTTATCGTTAATGTTGTATTAGCAGGGGCATTTCCATATGCACCTGTGTAAAGGAAGTTAGAAGGGTCATATGCCTGTAGGCTTCTATTCTTACCTACCATAGGTACTGGTGATCCTACATTTGTCGGGTTTGGTAGAAAGTAATCTACATCAGCTGTAGCAGTTCCTGCTCCAAATTGAATTTGTAGTTGACCTAAGGAGTTGAACCGTGTAACAAATCTATTAGAGACTTTTGATGTTGAAACTAAATAAGGTACTTTGTTTGAGTTATCTCCTCCGTTAACTGTTTCGTTGTAGACTGTTTCTTGTCCTAAAAATGGAACTTCCTTCCAAATGTTATTATTACTGTCTACTATATCAACTACACCTATAATATCACTATCCTCTATTACTATTGTTAGAAACTTCGATGCGGTTCCTATTGTTTCTGTTTGAGTAAGTACCTCTCCACTTTTAGCTCTAACCTTTTTAATAAGTTCGTATTCAGCTGGAAGGTTATTATCGATAGAGTAAACTAATGCTTCTGTTGGATCATATGAACTAGAAAAAGAAAAATCTACTTTATCTTCTATTAAGAACTTCTGTACACCGTTTGATACTACACTATTAGCTCCTATAGTTAATGCTTGGTCAAAATTAGGTACATACTCTGATCCAGATGCTGCTACTCTCTGTCTTAGTTCTATTTCTACAGAAGAAGCTGAGGTAGTTCTTGGTCTGTATCCCATCTGATAAGCGAGGGTGTATAGGTTACTAGGATCTTGTGCGTACTGAAGGTATGTTTCTTGTAACTGTGAATCTTGATAGTACGATAATATATCCCCTACGTATGCTGCCATTTCTACAAACATCATACCTGGTGATGTTGGTGAAAAGTCGTTATAAGTATCTGGGAAGTAGTTTTTAGCTAGATCTACTAGCTGTGATTTTAGACTATTAAAGTCTTTGTCTGTGTATTTTATGTTAACGTCTTGAGCCATTATTGTTCGAAGTTAATTGTTATTTCATCCTCTGCTTCGGTGTCTCGTATATTAAACTTAAGAGAGAATAGGACTGTATTATCATCTACAGCACTTGTTAGAATGAGTTCGTTTATATTTAGGTTAGGGAAGTATGTTAATATTTCTTCCCGTATGAGTAGTTCTATACTTGTTAAACTATCTCTATTGATATTAGCAAATATTAGATTTCTTATTCCTGAGCCGAATGAAGGATTAAAGTACCTCTCTCCTTTACCTGTGAGTATAAAGTTAATTAAATTAGACTTAATAGCATCTTTAGTTTCATACGAAGAATTGAACACAGCTTTACCTGAGAGGGGAACAGTAATACCTACTGCTCTTCTCTTTTCTAAATCTATAGGGTTAATTCGTTTTGCTCCGTATGCCATATTATATTACCTTTTAATCTTATTAGCAGCATTAAATACATCGCCTGCTTTTTTAACAAAGTCTAAGCTGTTAATATCTATACCTGGTGCTCCTCCGCTATTTCTTCCCATTTGAGAGGCTACATTTGATGCCATACTATGACCTGGTGATACCATGTCCGATGTTCCGGAGAATACATTCTTATATTCTTCATTGGTCATGTTTTTTTTGGTCATTGAAAGCATTTCATCTAAAGTAGTTTTTCCCATTACTGGGTTTATCTTGCTTGGTGCATTCTGTTCTACTTGAACAGGTTTAGCGGGTGCTGGTGTAAATGTTGGTTTACTCGCTGCTTTAACTGCCTCGTTCATTACTTCTTGTAACTCTTCCTTGACAGCTGATCTTACTTCTTCGCGAATAATTTTACGTAGTTGATCTAGTTTCA